TTCAAACTTTGCGTATAAATTCAGAATATGTAGACAATGAATTTAAATTACTTGGTCAATTAAGATCAAGAAAATGGAGCAATTCTGACATTAAAACCACAAGCAATACGGATGAAGACAAAGATAAAATTTTTCACGGCAACGACAGCGGCGCTTTAATGAAATTTTTGTATAACTCTAGTGGCTCTAAAATTCTACCTGCAACATCATCGCTTACAAAAAACGCATTGCAGGATGATGAGAGAAGAAAAAATTTCCAAGTATTTTTTGAAATGGATCAGGGTTTATATGATCGAGTCGGATTCGGCAAATCAAGTCGTGTAGATGGTTTTGTGAGTTATACTATTACAATCAGAGCAGCAGGGATTAAAGGGCCTGATCAAGATGTCGCTCAAGTCAGCGGAACAGTGCAAGGCAACATTAACACCAATGAAAAGATTAGATGGTGTCACGCAATTGCTTACCCTAAAATGAATAAAAACAAAGATGAGTTTAAGGATGGTTTGATCGAAACGATTGTGCAGGTAACTGATTTTCGTGTCCACGAAAGGGAAAATACAGGCAACAGCGGTCAAATGCGAATGAAAGTGATTTATACTGGTTACGAGTTTTTCAAGGATGACGGCGAAAACAAAACTGGAAACCTTATTGCAGCATAATCATGGCACTTAGAAGCGACTCATCAATTCACATCGTTGACCTTGTTTCAGAAGGCGTTATCGGCGGTTTTGCTGGTTTGACTGAAGACTGTGTTTTTCTGGATGATACGCCACTGTCACAATATGAATCTGCAGACAATGCTGTTGACTTGACGCTTGGTGGTAAAAATCAAAGACCACCTTTGAGTTTGTTGGGACAAGATGCGTCACTTAACACAGTGCAAAACATTGGCGTTGAGGTCGGATCGAATTATGAAGAGACGGTTAATTCTGAAAATAAAGTTATAGGCAGGAATTACGGCGAAGGTTTTGTTGTGCGATCAGTTACTGACACAACAGTTGAAAAAGTATCGCTACTTATTACTGTTAATCGTTTGTTTTCAACTGCAATTGAAGGCTTGGGTCGCGGTCAATTATTTAACGCAACTGTTCGCCTTGGAATTACTTTTTATGGGCCACTCGGTTCAGCCGTGCAGTCTATCGCTGCAGGTACTGAATTTAATATTACGGGCATAACAACATCAGGATACCAATTTAAAACGCCTGAGTATGACATCAGTCGCTTTGGTTATCCTTGTTTTATTAGATTGCATAAATTTAAAAATATCAGGGTAGAAAACAACCAAAATTATAAGCCGCAAAATCTTTCTAAGGGTCATGGCACTCCAGCCAATACACCCGAAGCTGCATTTGAAGCTACATATTTGACACTCATTGAAACGCCTGAACCTGAGCGTTTGGCGTTAGCAAGTGGCCGTGGCAATCAAGTTACATGGTCTCAACTTATTTTACACAAGCCAACGCACATCAATTATGGGCATTCAGCATGTGCTGCGTTGACAATTAATACCAAAGATATTTCTTCTTTGCCAACTCGTTCCTATTTAATCAAAGGAATTAAGGTTGCAATTCCAAGCAATATGGCAACTAGAAATGACGGCAGTCTTTACCCCATTCATGCGACTGATTTTGATGGTACGGCAAAAGCTGCGGAGTGGACGACGTGTCCTGTTTGCATTTGGCGTCACATGTTGTTAAATACCAGATTTGGCGCTGGTGATTTTGTAAGTGCAGAAAATGTAAGTTGGACTGATCTGTATCCTTTGATTAGGTACGCGAATGAATACGTTCTTGTTGAGCCTGTTGAGTCAGTGTATAGTCAAAATTTTGTAGACCCGTCAACAGGGGAAACAAGGTTCAACATTACAGTAGGCTCTGACCATGGTTATTCGGTAGATGACATAATTTATGTATTTTTTACCAGTGGCGATTTACTTCTCATTCACAGTGTTTGTAGTTATGCGGTAAGAGCAACTAACGCAACACAGGTTGCTGTAATCCCTTTTGGTACTCAGCTCGGCAACACTGGCTCTGGTGGTAATTGCCTCACCGCTAAAAAAGCTGAACCGCGATTTGCGTGCAATACAGTAATTAGCAATCAAGCGCAAGCATTTGATGTGCTGCAAGATCTTGCCAGTATATTTCGCGGAATGATGTATTGGCAAACAAATGGCATTACTGCAACTGCTGATCACGGCGAGATGTTTAAATCTGGTGGGCTTAATAACAACGTGCCATCAGTGCATCTATTCAGCAATTCTAATGTCGTTGATGGACGGTTCGATTATGAAACTTCCTCTGTCAAGACAAGAAGTACGAGCATCAAGGTGAGGTATAACAGCCCTGAGAATAATTACAAGCCTGACACAGTTTGCGTTGAAGACCCAGAACTGCGCGACAAATATGGTCATCAAGTCCGAGAGATTGTTGCGTTCGGTTGTACTTCACGAACTCAAGCCGCACGTATGGGACGTTGGATGTTGGCGTCCGAGAAGTTAGCAGGCAATCTAGTCAAGTTTGCTACGGGGCTTGATGGAGCGGTGGTTTTGCCTGGTCAAGTGTTTTCTGTTGCAGATGAAATGCGTGCAGGCAACAGGTATAGCGGCCGTGTGCGTGCATCAACAATTTCAACAATTACGCTTGATACAAATTTGAATTTGCCTTCTGGTTCAAATCTTGAGATTACTTGTACGCTTGAGGATGGACTTGTAGAAACTCGCTCTGCAACAGCTACTTCTGTTGTTGATGGATATACCGTAATTGCAATTTCAATTCAATGGGCTAAGTTTCCTCCGGCCGGTTCAATTTATTCATTATCAACCGATTCAATTAATGAGCAGAAATTTAGATGCGTTTCAGTTTCAGACAATGGTGATGGCACCTATGGAATCGTTGGAGTGCAACACAATGACAGTATTTATGCCGTAGCGGACGTTGCAGGCAACAGTCTTGAACCGCTTAAGATCAGTTCATTTACAAGCCGTCCAGCTCCGCCAACTAATGTCAAGGTAACCTTCAGGCCAGTTCAAACTAGTGGGAACCTGTTCTTTCAAATGCTTATATCTTGGGAGCGTGGAGCTACAGGCACAACAACTGGATATAGCGTACGAATTTTTGTCAATAATCAACCGTTTAAACGGATTGAGACAGATCAACAATTTGTCAAGTTAGACGCAGAAAGCTTGGTTTTGCCAAACGCAGAGGTAATTGTTTCAGTTGTTTCTATCGGTTTGAATCCCTTAGAAAGCAGCGTAGGAGGAGGATCTACATTTATTGCACCTAATGCGGGAATTTTGCAATCAGCAAAGTTTTTGCCTGCGCAAGATACAGCTGTTTTGCCTCAAGATATAACAGGGTTAGCAATTAGACTAATTGACGAAACAACGGGGCAAATTGGATATGATTCGATACAAAATGAAAACTTAGAGCAACTGCGTTTAGTGGTGCGAATGAGCACGGCAAGTGATGGCGGTTCATGGGGTAAATCTGTTTTTGTGCAAGAGTTTCCGATTGCAGCAAATGACATTATTATTCCATATCAATTGGCTTTTACGGGAGACGCAGAGACTCCTGCAAAATACTATGCAAAATTAAGAAACATAAGAACAAATGCGCAAAGCGCAAATGCTGCTGTAGCAAATGTCGAAGATCTTTTGTCGGTCAATAAATATCCAAATGCAGATGTGGCGGACAGCAGTTTAGAAGCCATCGAAAACAACGCGAATGCAAGCTTAAATCTAAAAGGAATTAGATCAAAAACAATTGCAAAGGTATCAGGTGGTTTGATTTTGCAGAGTAGATTTATTGAAGAATCACTTACTAATGAGGCGGAGGAAAACATTAGGCGGACTGCCATTGGAACGTTTGAGCAAACTGTTGTCACCACTGCGCCACCCCTTCCTGTCACGACCGGCACAATTGTTGTAACGCTTGACAGTCACCCATTTATTGTTGGCGATTTTGTAAATTTAGCGTTGAACGGCATTAAGAATAATTCCGCGCCTTACGAAATTGAAGCTGTCACAACGAACACGTTTACTGTTACATCTAAGGACTCAGATCCCGCAACTATTGCTGCCGGAGCGTCTGTAACTGTGTTCAAGTCTGCGTCATCTGGAACGTATTTCTTTGATAATGAGATTGACCTTGGCGGCAAGTATGAAGTGCTGTTAAATTCTGTCATCGAGAATGACACAACAGATCCTGATGGGGTAACTGGCGCAAAACTTTATTATCGTACAAACCTTTTAGATTCACAGATAACAGAAACTGGTGGGATTGTTGATGAAGCTGGTTCAGATTTTATCCTGCTTGAAGATGGCGGAGAGATTGTAATTGAATCTTTTACCCAATTTACGCCTTGGAAGCCATTTGTAAAAACTTTTGCGACCGGTAGAGTGTTTCAGTTTAAATTAGAGCTAACTGGCAAAGGTCCACGCACTCCAGTTATTTCAAAACTTGGGGTCAAGGCTCAGTTGCTGGAGCGTACAGAAAAAGGGATTGTCTCGCCCGGCGTTTTGGCGAATCTAAACATGTTTGAATTTACGAATGCGTTTTATAAAAAACCTGAAGGCACAACAGGCAAAATGACAGGGGAAGTTAAAGTCGATCAAACGACAACAATTGGTAGCACCAGTATTACGGGATTGGTTTCAGACCTGACGCACAAGGCGCAGATTTTCCCGTTTACGCCATTGCTTGCAGATTTGACCGTAGTCCCAGAAGGCAGAGCATTTCACGCTAATGTGCTTGATGCTAGCAATGTAGTGGTGGCCGGCAAGAAGATCGAGTACACTGCAACTGGATTCGGCAAAAAGCTAACGTAATGGCTAATCGCAAAGTCACTGCTTTAACAGAGCTTACGGCGGCAGTTGCAGACGACTTGCTGCTTGTCGTTGACACGTCTGAGGCCGCTGATGCAAATAAAAACAAAAAGCTAAAGATCAGCAGTCTGCTTAGGAATATAGAAGCCGGTACGGTGGCAACGCCGAGCTTTGGTTTTGCTGGTAGTGGCACAACTGGAGTTTATAGCATCGACTCTTCAACGATTGGGTTGACGCACAATGGAACGCAAACTGCCAGCTTGGGCTTTACGACAGCAGGTAGTGTTGTTCAACCGCGATATTCAATAGGTGCAACAGAATTCGGGATGTCTGGAACAACAGACGCTCCATTGCATATTCGTCAAAATAGTACGGATGATGCAGAAGCTGCTTTAGTTATTGAAAGCAGTGATACTTCAGGCTTGCAGGGACCGCTTATTGAAATTCGCAGAAAAAGTCCAACTCCAGCAGATAACGACGCAATTGGTGCAATTAAATTTAGCGGAAATAACGACGCTTCACCTTCAAGGGAAACTATTAACTACGCTTCAATACAGGCAACTATATTAGATTTTACTGATACCGAGGAAGATGGGCGGCTTGAATTTTTAACACAAGATGGAACGGCAGGATTGCAGCCCGCCATGTTTTTGCAAAACAAAAAGGTTGGCATTGGCAGTTTGTCATCAGGCGGCACGCTTGTACCAGATGTTGAATTGCATGTTAAAAGTAATTCTGCAGGCACAGCTTTAGAAGTTGAATGCACTGAAGTATCAGCGGCTGGTGGTGCAGATTTAGTTTTGTATAGGCACAGGAATGGTGCGGCTGGTGTGGCAAATGATGTATTAAGTACCATCAAGTTTGAAGGCAAAGAGAGCCTTGCAAATGATGAAACTTACGCGCATATTAAAGCATCAATTGTTAATCCTGACGCTAATCTTGTAATCCCGCAAGGAAAACTAGAAATTGCAGTTGAACCCGCAAGGCAAAATAATACAACGATTAGTCTTGTAAACGATTTAATTTCGTTTACTTCACCTATTGCTTTAGAGCAAAGCACTAACGTAGATGCACCTTTAGCGTCTACTTCACCTGGCAGCAAAGGGGAAATTCGATGGAACAACAGTTACCTTTATCTTTGTGTTGATACAGGCGTAAGCTCGCAGGTTGCCCGTTGGAGGCGCGTTGCGTTAGAAGAAAGCTGGTGATCTAGGCGTCAGTCGCGATAGCTTGTAGAATTGCGATATTGAAGCAATAGCAATGGCAAACGTCAAAATCACTGAACTTACTGGCCTGACTGCTAGTGAGACCGCTTCAACCGATGTCTTGCCGGTTGTTGACGTCAGTGCTGACGCGACGAAAAAGCTTGCCATCTCGGATCTACATCGATCCGTACCAGACGGGACATTGAGCGCACCGGGGATAGCGTTCCAGTCAGACCTGAACAGTGGGCTGTATCGCTCTGGAACGGATGCGATTGCGCTGGTGACGAATGGAGCGGCACGAATTCTGGTTGATGCGACTGGTAATGTAACGATTCCGAATGATCTGACAGTACAGGGAGCGACAACTTTTATTACGGGTCAAACCGTATTGATTGAAGATAAGAACATTGAGTTAGGCGTTGTTACGACTCCTACGGATGTAACTGCTGATGGCGGTGGTATTACACTGAAAGGTGCAACTGATAAAACGATTAAGTGGATTAACAGTACTGGAGCTTGGACGTTTAATCAGCCGGTCAACATTACAGGCGGAAATGTTGGCATTGGTACCGGTGCTGCTGATGCACGTATCACAATAGGATCACACGGGACTGCTGGTACTAATGACAGTGTTCATGTAAGAGCAGATAGTGCAAATCTATTGTTCATGAGTGGAAGTGGTGGAATAACTAAATTTGAACAAAACGGCACTCCGCGATTAACAATCACCAGCACCGGAAATGCCGAGTTTGGTGGCTCAGTTCAAACAAGTAGTTATTTTCAATCAACAAGATCGAGCGGCACTAATTCGGTTTTAGCTGGCTATCATAACAGTTCTTTAGGTGTAAATATCCGTGCAAACGGTAATGCTGAATTCCAAGGACAAGTCGTTATTGGAGGATCAACCGCTTTAGCGAATAGCACTTGCACTATCAATGATGATGGATACATTTTTATTAATCGATCATCAGGCAATGCTTTAATTGTTCAGCAGGATGGTGGTGGCAGTAGCTCTGACAATAAAATTGCTTTAGGTACTGATGGATCTGCCACGTTTGCTGGCAACATTCAAGCGACTAAACCTAGAAGCAGCACTGCTGGTTCAACTACTGGTGGGTTATGTATCAACCCATCCGACTCTACTGTTTATTTCAACTTTAGAGTTGACCAAGTAGACAATGCTCTGCATTTAGATACTGTTCAAGGTGCTGACAAGTTTTTGTTCGGAACTGACGGCTCAGCCTCGTTTAGTGGTTTTGTAGACTTCATTAGAAATGCTGGTGACGGTTTTGGATACATGGGCATTGGCCCAGGCGGCTCAAATGAAAAAGCGATTTTTGTCAATAGAGGTGGGGAAATTGATTTTGAGCTTTATAGTGACTTTTCAGGTTCTCCCACAGTAAGTATTAACAGTAATGGCTCGGCGACGTTTGCGGGTGAAATTAAAGTCGAAGGATCTAGCACTCCAACTGGACTTTCGAGCCGAATCTCAAAGTATGGTTCACTATTAATTGGAACCAGTTCAGAAGCGGTTGGCGATGCAAGATTGTCTATTGATTCAGGCAACGGCAACATTAATTCGATCGGATCTGCCACGTTTGCTGGCAATGTTGGGATTGGAACATCGTCGCCTGATGGAACGCTTCATGTCCATTCAGGCACTGCGGGGTCAGTAACTGCAAATTCTGGCGCTGATGATTTAGTTGTAGAAAATTCTGGCGATTGTGGCATAACTCTCCTTACAGGAGATGGCAACAATGCCACGGCGCTAATGTTCGGTTGTCCGACACAAACTGTCGGCGCTGCTATTCGCTATAACAACAGCACTCATGAAATGTCGCTAGGCCCAGACGATCCGTCTGGTGGCTATCTTCGGATTAATTCTGGTGATGGCATTGAGGCAGCCCGAATCGACAGCTCGGGGCGCGTGCTGATAGGTACTACTGACGGAACGTTAGCGACTCCATTGCTGCTTGGAGTCACAGGCACAGATAATGCTGAAGACAATGCTGGATCGGCTTCCGATGCATTCCTAAGAATCTTTGACAAAGGATCTAATGATAATAGGAAGATTGGTATTGACATTCGCAACAAAAATAGCGGTGATGCAAGAATCGTCAATATTGATTCTGCCACTGCTAACACGTCTCACATGGCGTTTTTGACTGATACAAGCAGTGCTGTTGGCTTGACGGAAAAGATGAGGATTACCAACTCGGGAAATGTTGGTATTGGCCACACAGATCCTGGACATAAGTTAGATATTCTAAGAACAGACAACACGGTTTACACGGCCGGTAATTTTATACTCAATGCAGGCGCACGAATTACAAATGCTTCTACCACTACTAACTCTTTTTCTTCTTTAGTTTTTAGGACTGGCAGTGGAGATAACGCTATTGGCTTTAAGTACACGGGCACAGCAAATCAAGCTGATTTTGTAATTGTAAATGATGGCGGGGTGAACGGTAACGAGGTGTTCCGCATTAACAGCTCGGGCAATGTTGGGATTGGTACGTCAAACCCTGTAGCTCAATTAACTATTGGTGCTGCTAACCATGGCGTTGAGGACATTGTTGTTCATTCTAGTAATAACGGCAACGCAAGGCTGAGGTTTAGAGAAGGTGGTTCGCAAGCAAGTGGTTACAACGAATATTCATTTGGTATGCAAGGAAATACCAATGCCTTGACCTTTGAAATGCAGGCGCAAGGTGAGGTAATGCGAATCGACAGCTCGGGAAGGCTGTTGGTTGGTACTCAGGCTTCAGGATTGACCAACGCAGCTCATAATTTAACTATTGCCGATGATGGTAATTGTGGAATGACTATTAGAGCTGGTACTTCCTCTTCTGTTTCTTCAATCTATTTTGCAGATGGAACTAGCGGAGGTGCTAATTATGCAGGTTACATCGATTATCTGCATGACGGCGATCACATGAGATTTGGCACTTATGGTGGTCAAGAGCGGATGCGTATCGACGGCTCGGGAAATGTTGGTATCAATGAACTTGATCCGTATTATAGACTCCACATGGTGTTTAGCAATGCCACTACAGCGTTGTCTGGTGGTACTAGCGGTCAGTGGGGCAGTGACGGCATAAGAATCGAAAATAGCAACACTACTCCTGGTAGTATGTCATTAGTACATTTTAGAAACTACAGTGCTGACTGGCATGTTGGAACCAAGTATGTCAATACAGACGATTCAGATTTTGTTATGTTCGCTGAGGCTGCCGAACGACTGCGTATTAAGAAAGATGGTACGGTGCTATTTGGCGGCACATCAACGGCTGACAATGATCACGCAAATATCGATGCGAATGGAACGCTGACAATTCGTAGAACGAATGCGACCGACGTTGCCATGGCTGTTGTAGAAGATGGAACAGTTTCAAGTCGCATTTACGCCGATGGAGCTATTTACAATTACAACATCACTAATGGTCTTGCTT